TATTTATCAAAATTTCTTGTTGATCAATCAATGCTTCTATTTCTGTTGTATCTAATCCTTGTTCACTTCTTACATCGTAGGTTTGTTGATAAACAGCTAATTGAGATTGAAGTTCCACCAATGTCGTTTGTTCTGTTACTAATTCGGTTTGATAATCTGTCAACAAAATAGAATATGCAAAATAATCATCTTTATATAATTCAATTTTATTTTCCCATGCGGTTATTGCATCTACTAAATCTTGAGACATCCAATTGGTATTTTTATAATAAGAAAAATCATAAATTAAATTTGTTCCTAACGGATTCACATTTCTAATAGTTAGATTACCACCACCGTAACAATATAATGCAGTTGTTATTTCTTCACTAATTTCATTATAGTCCTGATCTTTTATCAAATTATCAAAAGATAAATAAACATCTGTTGCCGTTATGTCTCTTTCAACATCTAATATTTTTATTGACCTATTTAAAAAATCAAAAATAAAAAAACAATTATACGCAGTTGAAGCATCTGATGTAAGAAATTGATATAGATTAGTATCTGTAATATTAAATGTTCTATACAAATCAATCAAAGTTGAATCTATTTGTGAAACACTCCAATTGGGAGCATAGAAAAGAATTAGTCCAACCAATGTATCTGTGTCTGTTGGATCATCTTCGTTGTACAATTTATATGTTCCTGATAATATGTTTATTTTTTTAAAAACAAGTTCAGATTCTCTACTATATCCTTTAATATGTTTAATGGGAGTTCCCCCATCATCACTTTTTTCAGGATCGACAATAATAAAATAACCTATTCCATCTAACAAAACAAGTCTTTTAGATTGAAGATAATCAAAACCTGGAAGTTCAACTCCATCGATATACTTAGGAAAATCAAATTCAATTTCACTTTGAGCATTAAATCTTAATATTGGTTTAACATTATAAGCAGATTCTAAAGAATAAAGTTGTTCCCCATCAGGATTACATAAAACTATTGATGGACGTTCAGGCTGATTATAAATATCAAATGATACTTGCATGTTATCCTCCTAAACGTCTGATAAATTGATACGTAATATTCAATTGAGATATGTCGCCCGTAAGTTCAAGATTGTTCAACCCATCTTTAAACCTCATAAAATTTTTATTAAAATTTGCCAATCTTCTATATCCTAAATTAGATTCGATAATTCCTAAATCAGAATTTACAGTTATTACTTCATATGGAGATAAACCTGTAAATTCAAATTCTCTATTTGAATCACTCGAATTAACAATAGAAATATCACCACCTGAAGCATTCATCGTAAAAGAAATATTTGGTCTATTATATCCTTCATAATGTGAATTATTATAGAAAACAATAGAACTTCCTGAAGGAGCACTCGCATAATTATATGTTGTTGTTCTAGGATATGTTCTAACCCATTGAGAATCACAAATACAAGTACCAGAAAATCCTCTTATCAAATTTCCAGATCTTATAATTTGAGGATTGGTAAAAATTGACTTAAAATAAATTCCTTCCATATCTGGTTGAGCTATTGCCAGATCTTTATAATTCAATCCACCAAACAACCATTTTTGAATATAACTTGCATCTAAAGCAGTTATTTCATCTGGAGAAAAAAAAGTTACAGGAAAAGATAAATTGGAACTATATTTTACACCATAAAAATATGGAACAGGTTTTCTAAAAATAAAATCTTGAATTACTTCTATAGTTCCACTTCCGTTTGAACTTATTGTTCCAACATCACTAGATCCAATCTGAAGATTATAAGATTCGCTTACTTCTCCACCATATACAAAATTTTTTGCATAAAAACCCATACTCGTTTTCCTCCTTTCTTAATTATTAGGGGAGAGTTTCTCTCCCCTATTTTTTAAACTATTAACCATAAATTGATGCGACATCTCTCACACTTCCTTGTCGAACAAGAGTAGAATTAATTTCTTTTATAACATCCCTAGCAATATCCTTTATTTTTGGAATTGTTCTTTCAATTACATCACCTTGAACAGTAATTAAGCTTTCAATATTCAAACCTCCAGAACCTTGAGACCTGTTGATAATGTTAGCCACGCTAGGAATCATTTTTAAAGTTTTTAGTATGTCGTTATTGTTCATTACTTCTTCACCAACAAGTAATTTAGAAAGAACCTCACCAGGTAATGTTCTAACACCACCCACTGCGCCAGAAGATAAGCCACTATGATGAGTAGGAAGTGTTTCAGTAGATGCAGTTGGAGAAACTCCACCATATAATGCATCTGCTAAATTTCCATACTTTAATAATGCATCATAGGCTTCGTTCCATGCTTCTATTACATCGGTTTTAATTCCAGATCCATATTCTTCATTCCAATCTATCAATGATTGATATAAATTAGGAGCTTGTTCACCTATTATGTTTAATGCATCTTGAGCAATCTGACCAGTTTTATCTAAATATTCATCAATAGCTGCAATTTGTAAATCAATATTTTCTTTATATAGATCATATTCTTTATCTAATGCCTCTTCTTGCAGATCATAAGATCGATCTCTTTGAGTCTGTTCTAAGTCTTTTTGAGCATCTGATAATTCTTCAGCAAGTTCTAACTGTCTTGCTTTCGACTCCGCAGAGGTATCAAGTGCCAAAATTGCCATTTCAGATTGAATTTTAGCAATACCCTTGGTTTTATCTTCAAGTTCCTCTTGGTATTCTATAGACTCTTGCTCTGCTTTTAGGATTTCTTTTTTGGCATCAATAATTTCTTCATAAGCGTCTAACTGTTCTTTTAAGGAATCTTTTATTGCGTTTTTCTCTGCTTTAATTAAACTGATTACAAGGTTATGAAGATCTTTGAGTGTTTTTATTTCTTCTTTTGGAGCAGCAGAAGATCCTCCACCACCACTACCACCACTACTACCACTACCTGAAAATCCAGGAAAAGAAGATCGAGTTGGAACATTTGTAGGAGGTGGATTAAAAGCTAAAGTTGTTGCTTGATTATTCTGTAGTCCCCATAGTGGATCATTTTCATCCAAAGTTCCAGGAGATACAACATTTCCAGTGACAGTATTGACCCAAAAGGTCATATAATAATTACCACTAATGGCAGATGCGGCAGTTCCAAGATTGTAAATTGCCTCTAAAGCTAATTGAGCAGAATCATATGCGCCATTTGCTAAATCAACTAATGCTTGATCCATTGCTCCCATAACTCTTACGGTTTCAGCGCCCATCAATCCCCAAGCTTGCATCATATCAGCAGCCATATTATAAGCAGCATTTTTAGCATCTAAACTAAGTTCAGATAAAGAAACTCTTTGAATAAATGTGCTAATAATAGACGCTTGAAGAGATTTTTCATAAGCATCGGCAGTTTTTAAAATATCCTGTTCAACATTATACAATTCATATTGAAGATCACCTAATTGAGTTAATTGTTCATCTGTCGATGTTGGTTGTTCTGAAAGCAATCGTATTTCTTCTCTTAGTTCTGCCGCTTGAATTGCTGCTTTTTCTTGTTTTTCGTGGTAAGAATCAAATGCTTTCCCAAATGAATCATCAAGTATGTATTGCAGATCATCAAATGCTTGAGATAATTCTTCTGTACTATCAAATATTTGACCATGAGCACGTTTCCAGGCTGTTACCCAAGTATCTAATTCTGCTTTCGTAGCATTAAATAAAGCGAGTTCAGCATCAGTAAGAACACCAAAATCATCCGCTGTTTTTACAACAACTTTTCCTGCTGAACTTACAGTCCTTACCAATTTTCCGTTTTCTGTTACAGTATATCCAGCTAATTCGGCTGCCTTTTCTACCGCCTCAATATAATCATTATAATTAGAAGTGGTATCTTTTAAGGTTACAATTACTTCTTTCAATCCTTGATCAAGTATCTTTTGTTTATCTACAAAAAGATCAGCTATCAATCCTGCCTTATTATGAGCCTCATTGACAGAATCCACCATTTTTTTATATTCACCCATTATTTGTTCGGTGGTCTTAATTTCTTCTCCCAAGTTTTTAAAAGCATTAGACCAGGCATTAGTTGTACTTTCTAATCCTAAATCTTGCTGTTTCTTAACTGTTTGTTGATATGTTATAATTACGGCAGTTAAAGCAACAATAGCAACCTGAAAAATTGAAACCCAAGAAATAGATGTTTTTAATAAAAGCTGTAAACTAATTAATGAAAAAGAAAATCCTTGTACTGCTGTAGCTGCACCCAAAATTTTAACAATAAAATTTGCCATTGTTTGAGCGCTTAAAACTGCAACTAAACCAATAATAGATTCCAAAATAGGAATTAATCCACCCATTTTGTCAATTGCTTCAGCAGAAGAAATTCCTAAGTCTAAAAAGAATTTAATAACATCATCATCAATGGCTTTTTGCCACAAATTTTCCATTGATGCCTTTAAGGTATTTGCTTTTCCCTCTATGGAATCCATGTAAATTTCATATCGTTCTGTTGCTAATCCAAGAGAATGAAGTTGAATGGCTTGAGCATTTAGAACTTCGTTGTAATTTGACATTAACACCAAAAAATTCTCACGCTGCCGAACACCAGCAATAGCATTTGCAACTGCACTTTGTTCTATTTCGTTCATCGTAGACCATTTTTCAGCAATCTCGTCCATTACATCCCCCATAGGTCTAAATGAGGTTTCTGTGTCTCTTAATTTTATGTTTACTAATGTCAAAGCTCTTTCTACATCGTTAAGAGTTGTTGCATCATCTTCGAACATTTTTCCTAATTTTATGTTCTCCATTCTGGCGAACATCGTTTTTAAGCTCTGTCCTATGCTTTCAGCACTTCTTCTGGTTACAGAACTTAAAACTGTTACATAACTTGCTAATTCATCAAAACTAATTCCTGCTTGTTGAGCGGAGTTTGACGAATATTGTAGGGCTGTGGCTATTTCCAATCTGTTACTAAGGTATCCACATACCTTTATGACTATTTAATAAATAAATAGCGAACAAGAATTTCTTCTTATTTCTGCAATTTTATTTTTTCGCATTATTTTTGCAGTTCAGACTATATATTCATCCTTTTTCAAGGAGGATAACTTCAGTATTTATATTACTATAAACACCCTGTAGTCGTTACGGATTCTTATTTATTGTTAAAAACTTTTTGGACAAAATTTTTAAATCTTTTGGGAAAATTGAAATTATTTTAATATTATTATTTTTACATATTTTTATTTTCTCTTTTGTTTTTTTATTATATTCTTTATCGTTTATCATTCCAAAATATTCAACAACAATATTTTCATTAATCAACCAATCCATAATATATCTAACGGGTTGATTTTTTATTATTTTTGAATAAGGATATTCTTTTATATACTGAATATTATTATCTATAAAATAATCTGTTATAATTTGTTCCTGAATAGAGTAACAAAAATCATGATTTTTAGAATAACATTGTGTTCCATATCTTCCGATGTTAGGAATTAATCCTGCTTTTTCACAAGCATTTGTAAAACTTCCAAATCTGTCAAAATATATGTCAACAGCAGGAAGATTTATATTATTAGAAATTTCACTAATATTAGGACATCTCCCTAGCTCTTTTGACATTTCTATAAGTTCATTTAATAATTTTTTATCAGAAAAATTATTTAAGTCTTTTCTTCCTCTAATAAAACTTAAGTTATTTCTTTTACAAAAAAGAATAATGTCAACGGATTTTCTTCCTAAATTTCTTGCTATTTCAACTGTTGTTAGTTTATCATGATTTTCTAAAATATATAGCGATTCTTTTTCATTTATTATAGATGGATTTTTACGAAATTCACCAGAATTGTTCATTCTTTTTAAACCAATCAATCTTGCCTTTTTAGTAATTGTTTTCCTATTCCTATTTAATTTATTTTCCAATTCTTTTGTAGAAAAATTGTTATAATTATTAATTAAAAACAATTCTTCATCTTCTGTCCACCAAAAATCATTTTTTACAGGAGAAATTTTATTTCTTTTTAATACACTCGATATTGTGCTTTCATCTCTGTTATATTTTTTAGATAGATTAACAACAGATATGGTTTTAGAATCAAATATTATTTTTTCAATTTCTTCTTTGGTGAAAGCAACACTTCCATTTTTAATAATTTTTTGTATTTTTAATTTATGTGCTTTTTGAATTAAAGATTGCTTATTTCTTTTAAAAATTTTTATCAATTCAATCATTGGAGTTTCAGGATATAGTTCTATGAAATTTTTTATTTCCTCTTTTGTCCAAAATTTTCTTTTTCCCATTATAAATAAGTCTTTCCTCGGTCTTAACTTTGCGATAAGTCTTTAACCGATATAGTTATCTTCTAATAATTATACCATATATTTTATGGTATAATTATCCATATATTACTATATGTTCTGGCAATTTTCTCTACCAGCAGACGTAGCATATTGGTTGTCCAAATCGATTAATTTATCGACAACCAAACTTGCATCTTGAGCCTCTAATTTAAAACCATTTAATGTTGCTGTTAAATATTCAGTAGCTTGAGCAGCCTCTAAATTACCAAGCTTGCTTAGCATCAAAGTTGACCTCATCAACTCAGAAGTTTCTTCAATTGTCTTTCCTTGCCTGAACCATTCTAGAGATCCCTCTGCCACCTGAAGAGTCGTTGCACCCATTTCTTTTGCAAGTTTATTATATTGAACAGCCAATCTATCAACTTCTTCAGCCGTCATACCTGTAACAATTTGAACATTTGTTAATTCCTTGTTCAAATCTTTAATATATTGTGTTCCCTCTTCTATTTTTCTAAGGCTTCCATAAATAGCTTGTGTTGCAAGAAACCATATTGCAACTTTTTTAATAGCAACTTCAAGCATAGATGTAAATCCATAACCATCTTTAGTCGTATTCTTCATAGAAGCGCCGACTTTAGTAACAGAAGTTCTTAAATCATCAAAACTTCCTCTTACATCTTGAACAGAAGCGCCACCTCTTTGAGAAAAACTGGTAATATTATCTTGAAGAACTTTTAAATTTGCTTGAACTTCCGCATTATTAAAAATATCTGGAGACTTAAACTGCATTCTCGAAATCTGATTATTCCACTGTTTAACATAGGAGTCAATATCTTTTTGCCCCATGTTAACGCTTGTTGTTATTTTAATATTCTTAGTTTTTCTATCTAGTTTTTGTTGAAGACCCGTAACATCAGGCTCAATTCCAACTATAATATTATAACCACCATCAGCCATTAATAACCCTCCTTTCAACCTCTAGAAAAGAGGTAATTTCATAAACCAAACATTTCATCTATAATTTCGTCTGTATGATCTTTTGAATAATCTAAAGTAGTTTTTGGATCAGAATGATGAAGATAAACTTGAACTTGTTCCAAACTAAATTTTTTAGGAATTCCATCTTTATCTAAAATTCTTTTATCTTCTCCTTGTAATAAACATTCACATCTGGAATGTCGATAACTATGGGGAAAAATATTCATTTGTTTTTCTTCAATTTCACTCAAAATTTCTCTTATTTTTAAAACCCAATCATAAATCATTTCATAAGAGGCTTCTCTTTTTTTATCACCATTGCCGACAATCCATAAAGATTCAACATTATCTTCTCCACGTTTATCTAACCAAAGTCTTATCAATTCTTTGGTATCGTCTAGATAAACTAATGGAAATATTTTTCCTCTTTTTCCTACAACTATATTGGTTTTATTACCGTTCAAAAGATTGTGTTTTTTTATTTGAGCAATTTCATTTCTTCTTGCTCCACTATCAAACATCATCATATGAAGTAAGGCAAGTTGAATTTCTCCCATTTCCAGTAATTTTTCTTTTACCCTTATGATTTGATCAAAAGTCATAAAAAAAGAATCTTCATCTGTTCTAACAGGCTCTTTTGGTAATCCCTTTATTTTCTGAGCCTGGTTAATATCATATTCATATTCATCAGAATCTTCAATATAAGAAAGCATACTTCTACAACAACTCATTACTCGATTTACTCTAGCGTTTGACATTTTTAAATCATCACTTAACCAAATACTAAGTTTTCTAAAATCTCTTTTTCCTAATTCTAATAAATTTCTATTTCCGCAAAATCTTTTTACAAAAATATTTATTATTCTGAGATCATTTTCATATTGTTTTATGGTGCTTGCTTTCATTTTCCGTTGTTGGTATTCTTCTAAAAAATCTAAGACGGTACTTTTATTAAATGAATTAACTTCATTATATTCATTTTCTGAATAAATTTTATTATATATTCTAACCATTTTTTATCCTCTTATAATCTTCTGGAAAATTTAATTTTGTTAAATCTTTATAAGTATCCCAACTAATGACATCATAATATTTGGCAGCATCTATTTCATCTTTAAAATATCCAAGTGTCTTATTAATCCCTTGAATAGTTAAGTGAACAACCCAGTTATTACGCTTTTTATACCAACTCACTCCAAAATAATCACTACTCCTATTCTTTACATTTTTTTTTGTGCCTAGATTTTTATATCCAATTTTCTTTTTTGTTTTATCTTCAACTATCCTACCCATGTTAGATTGAGATATTTTATTTCTAGTTTCTTTACTTAATTTTCTTTGAGATCGATAGATAGACATTTTCTTTCTAGCTTCGATTGACATTATTTGTCCTTTTGACGACTTGGACATTTTCTTTTTAGTTTCTTCCGTATGATGTTTTCCATACATCGGAGCTAATTCTCCACTCATACCAGTTCGTCCATCTCCTCCTCTAGTTAAGTTATAACCCCCCTTATCCTTAAAAAAAGATTCATAATAAACTATCCAATAAATTTCCATTAATTGTAATAAATCAATCTCACATTCTTGAATAATCCAAAAATTAAAATATTCTTCGCCATATTTATTCCATGCGTTTTGTAAGTATTTATTTTTATGATAATTTCCTCGCAACTCACTTTTATGTTTACTCCATCTTTTATAAATATTAATTGCCCACCCAACATATTTTTTATTATTAATAATATTTTCAATACAATAAATTCCACATATTTTTTCCATAATTAATAAAAAATCCTAATTTCTGTTCTAGGATCTTCTTTGGAATAATTACCTTTTATAGTTAAAGATTCCACATGATTAAAATCATCGTCTATCAAAAGACCAGAACTGGTAAAAGAATCGAATAAATTTTTAGGAGTATAGTTATCAGAATCGTGTCTTCTTTTACTATTAAAAAAATATTCTATTTCTATCTTGCATTTATCAATATTTTTATTTTCTAAATTATAATATTTTACTAGCCATTCTCCAAATTCTTTCCAACATTGTTTCTGGTGATTCATTTGGAATCTACGCATAACCATCCATGCATTTAAACTTGGAGGAATTGGATTTTCGATTGGTTTCTTCTTTCTTTTTGGATATTTTAAAAAATAATATTTTAAATATTTTTCCAAAACATTATTATTTATAACAATATTTATTTTATTCATTTTTTATCCTTTTTCATTATTTCTAAAAAAATAGAACACGCTCGGAGACCCGAAACGTGTTCTACATCCAATATTTCCAATTATTATGCGCTATTGTTTTTATCAACAATATGAAATGCTTTAGTCCCTAAAATATAAGTAATTACAGTTACAACAACCATAAAATATGGAGAGGCTTGTGCTATAATTTCTTGAGGAACAAAAGTAGTAATTGCCAAAGCCCCAATGCCTAACAAAGAAGGAATGACAATCATTAAAAATTGTTTTACTTTAGATGTTTGTGCTTGAAACCAATCCCATCTTTCAGCTAAAAATGAAACCAATAAAGCTCCACCACCGCCAGTTAACCAAATTAAAAATTCACCTAAATCTTTAAATTTTTCTTCAGCCATTTTTATATTACTCCTAATATATTCTAATAAATTTTATTTTGTGTTTTTTAAAAGCCTTTTCAATTATTTGATTAATTTGACCTGCATCCAATTTATCAATTAATGGATGCCAAAAGTCCCTAGGCTTTCTCCATTTTCCATCACCAAAAAGATCACCGCTTTTTCCTTCAATTACAATTTCTGCCAATGCTTCTCTAATATCACTTTCATACCAACCTTCTTGTCTTTTAAATTTACTACCATGTTGAAAGTTATCTTGATTTAATATTAATCTTTCTGGACTTTCTTTTACTTCACCAATAACTCTTCCCCCTACGGTTTTTGACTTTTCCTCCTGCCATAAATCTCTAAGACCACCATTATTACCCAGTCTTTCATATTTAACTGGAGAAAAAGCATTATATACTTTTTTATCAATATTTTTTTTCAATAACTCTAATATATCATCAACAATCATATCCATTACGGACTTCATTTGATTTAACATTATGAGTTTTAATTGGGTTTCATTTTTAATTTTCATACGTCACCCTCCTCACCATATTAAATTATTGAAAATCTTCTTGATATTTGTCCTTATGTTTTTTATCTCTGAATATTTCTGAAAAATCACAGGATCGACAATGAATATATTTTTTTGGATATATAATTCCATCTATATGTTCATTTATTAAAATTAAATATGTTTCTTTTGATTCACAGTCTGAACAAGGTTTCCCCAATCGTTTCAACGTTTTGTTTTTACCGTGTTTAATCATATTCTACTCTATTTTTTTAGGTCTGCCTGGTTTTCTTTTTTGTTCTTTTTGATCCTCAGTTAATAATCCAGGAACTTTATCATTTAAATCTTCCAAAGAATTATTAAAACCTTTTATTACATTCTTTAAATCTTCAACATCCAAATCTTTAAAATTATCAATTAATTTTACAAAAGAATTTCTAATAATATCAACACTATCATTTATGTTTTTTGATAATTCAGTAAAGCCATTCATTGCTTCATTTAGAATTTCTTCAATGGTAGATAACGATAATTGATCTTTTTGAATAAAAGAAAGAACATCTTCTAAGTGATTTCTAAAAACATAATAATTATCTATTCTATCTTTTATATCTTTCCAAATATATTTTTCAATAAGATTAGAATCAAAATCCTCTCCTATTTCTATGTTTGTTAAATCTTCAACAATATGAGACATTAAAACTTTTTCTGCTACAATAAATCCATCAGCAAAATGAGAATATTTATTTAAATTTTCTATGTATTCTTTAATATATTTTATTTCTTTCTCATAATCAATAAAAGTTTCAACGATTATTGTTTGTTTAAAAAAAGAAAATTCTTTTGTTTCTGATTCGGGAAAATTTATTTTTACCTTATTCATTTTATAAATCCTTATTTTATATTATTTAAAAAAGCAAGTAGAGTTATCTACAGGGCTTATAGCCCTAAAACTGAAATTTACATGTTTTACACATAGTTATATTATGTTATTTATTGACGTTCACTCTGAAATAAGTCCTTAACCTCTTTTAGTGTAGCTAACAATTTGACATCAGTAACTTCATAATCTTCTCGTGATTGCGGATCGTTGTCATATTTAGACCTCATTGCTAAAAATGATTCTATGGCTTTAATTAAAAGAATTCCCGCTTCTGTTTTAGCTCGCTCACGTCTTCGACTCGACTCTAATTCCAGAACAAGAATATTGTATTCTGCCTTCATCTCTTCCCGTTCATCTTTAGCGTTTTGTTTTATCTCATCCATTTCTTTTTGCATACAGATAAATTTCTTTTCGAAATCCTCAGTCATTCGTAAATACAAGGCTTGTAATCTATCAGTGAGTTCTGCCTGTTCTTTATCTTCTTTCAAATCGAACTCTTTCTCTGCTAGTTTTTGTGCTTTTTTTTCTTTATCAATTTTGGCATCTGTATCACGCAAGGTTTTTCGAGCGGTAACAATGGCAGTTAAAATAGCTGTAGCTGAACCCCCTAAGACAACAATGAGATTTATTATTCGCTCAAGATCTAGTTCCATATTTCGACCTCCCTAATACTGCACTAATAAGCAATAATATTAGTAACAATGTTGTATTTAGTCGCACTATTAAAGGGTCAAATATAACATTCATAATAATCAGCCCATATAATATCGCTACAATTCCTATATTTAGAGCAAACGCAAATTTCAATGTTCTCCATGCCGATTTGCAGCGAATAGCATTCCTAAGATAAAATGACATCCCCAACAATGCTAAAATAAAATTTAAAAAAGCTGTTGATTCTAAGTAATTCATTTTACCCTCAAATTTCTATTCTTCCAATCGGAAATGAAAACGCCTTCAATATAAAACATTCTAAAGCCTCAATAACGAGTATCAATTTAATTCCCATTTTTATCTTCCTTTTCTTTCTTTTTTACTCGAAATTTGCGCTAATGAAAACTGCTAGTAAAAATTTCACTTAATATTCTGAGAGAGATTTATTTCTCTCTCAGAATATATGAATTATTTCAACTATGCTGTGCCAACAGCACTAAATGTATCCGTCAATGATCCACTTGTGGGGTCATAATAGGTTGCCGTAAATAAAGCAGCATCTCCAACTCCAACAGTAGCACAAGCAGAAACTATACCAGTTGCAGCACCAATATTAAATGTAATACATCCACTTGTTCTAATCCAAGATGCAGATGTAGTAATATTGGCGTTTGCGTAAGTCCCACCACGAATACCTAAAAGATTAGCCTGTTTAGATTTTGGTAAATCCGCTGTATCAAAGGTTAAAACCGTAGGAGTAATAGCAATGCTAGAAACAGCAATAGCAGAAGTAGAAACAGGAATCCATGCTACACGATAATAGTAATTTGGATCAGTTGTAATAGAAGTAACTTCTAATGCTTTACCATCAAGAGTTTCAGTAGAAACACCATTAGCTGTCATAGCCAAACTATAATTACCGGAAATTTGGAATCGAGGAACATGAATCTGAAGTCTTTCAACAATACCCGTATTATCTTTTACTTCAGCAATCAAAATTAAATCTACAATGGTTGGAGGCTCAGTTGTAGAACCAACAACATAATCAACAGTATCGGTATAAGTATAAATTACAGTAACTTTCTGAGTTCCACCAGCCGAAACGGTGATGGTTGTTCCAACAGGAGTTACAGTTTGAATTGTTCCATTTGGAAGAATTACACTAACATTCCCAAGCGGAGTTTCACTTAAAGTACCATCATCAGCAACTAAAACAAGATCCTCTTGTTTAACACAAGTCAACGCACCATTTGTTACACTTGCCCCCGCATTTAAAGCCAAAATAGACTTTGCAAAAATAGCAGACTCAATTGAAACTTCAACCATACGATCATGATAAAAACTATAAAGTAACGGATTTCCAATTCCACCACGAACATCTGTATTCTGCATAGTAATATTGAAAGCGGAATTAATGTTTGCTTTACCTATAGCTAAGGTTTCAAGAGTAGTTGGGTTTCTCAATATTGCATCTGCAACACTAACTAAGAAATTATTTGCCATATTATTATCTCCTTTTATTTTTCATTTTTTAAATTATTTTCTTTCATAAGTTGATGATTATTCATAAAGTCATCTTTACTTATTAAGATTGAATCATACCTTCCCTCTTGTCCAATATGAGACATATAATGTTTGACAATTTCTTTCCCTGTCTTTGACTTTATTTGTCCCGAAATCTCTAATGGGAATAAATTCTCGTAATCGAGAAGTAGTGCCAATCTTTGAAAACTTTTTTTAAATTGATAAATAGTCATATTCTTAATCGAATCATCACAAATAGGAATTTTAGATAATGCACAATATGTAACCAACTGATCTTCAAATGTTACACCCTCTGTTTTCCTATTAAACCAATTTAATTTTTCTTCCAATGTTGGATCAAAATCTTCTATATATCTTACAGAACTTCCATTTTGTTTCAATATCATCTCTCTTAAAATATCAAAATCTTCTTCATTAAATGAAACACCATTTATTTTTATACTCAAAAGTATAGAATCAATTTCATTTTTAATAAAATCTAATTTTTGTACCTCTAAAGAAACTTTATCGGTTTTACAAATTTTTTTAAAAAAATTTTCTAAATTTTTTTGGACAATAGAAGAATCTTCTTTTGTTGCTAATGGAACATAATATAAGATATATTTTAAATAACTTAATTTAATTATTTCTTTTTCTTTTATATACTCTTTTGGATAACCAAAAATTCTATAAAAAAGTTTTTCTGTTAAAAAATCACTCAATTTTATTGGATGAAATTCAATTCCTTTGTATGTTTGAGGAAACCCCCAAACATCGTTTTCCTCATTATATACGTGTTCCATAAGATTTAAGCACGAGGAACCACAGGACTTATCCCGTGGAGGAACGTGTCCCTCCCTTCTATTAAGGTTGTTGTTCTTGCTTTCAATCTTACAAAACCTTTCTTTACATTCACTGATGAATTGATTATTTTACCTTCTAAGTCAGATATGACAAATATTCCCGTACTTCTTTTACCTTTAATCCATCCTGTACCCTTTTCCGTATGGATATAATCAAACTTTCTCAATCCAAATAATTTACCCGTTGGTATTCTTTTTTCTGAGAATTTTCCGTTTGTTTGTCGGTAATCTCCTTTAGAAACATGCTTTTTAAAATAAACAGTCGGAATCAAATTAACAGTTTCGTTTTTTTCGCAACATATCGCTACTGCATCATAATAATGCGTTTTAGGGAGTTTTAATATTTGCTCTCTTTTGAATTTAGTTTCATAACCAAAACATTCTTTAAAGTTGCCAAACTGCTTTTTCAATTGAGATGCAACAATCCCAATTTCAGTAGCATGTTTGGTTTTATTTATTACCCCTTTGATTTCAAACTCTTTATTGTGAAGTTTTTTGTGACAATCTGAACAAAGAACAACTAAATTGTCTGGAATGTCTGTTCCTCCGTTATTTCTAAATATAATATGATGAACATATAGTTTACCTTTTTTGGTCTTACACTTCTGACACAAATAATTATCTCGGTATAAAACATAAGCCTTTACATTATAAAAATCTTTTTGATTTCCATTTTGATAATCCTCTATTTTAATACTTGGGTTAGAGATTTTATGAATATCAAAACTCGCTGTTTCTACTTTCCAATAAGATACGGGTAATATTGATTCAACAAATTTTCGTTCCCTTAAATGCGAATCAATTTTAGACCTAATACTTGGAGCAAGCCTTCCTTTTTTTCTCATGGAAGCCCTATTTTGCCAACGTGCTTTTCTATATCGTGTTTTCCTACCTCGTCTGTTTCTACGATACATTCTTCTTTGTTTCATCTTTTTTGATATATCTTGTCTAATTTGAACTTCCGATTGATAAATTACTTTGTTGTTAGAAATAGCAGCACAACCAATCACCTTACTTCCCGTGTCCATACCAGCTATCACTTCTTGCTTGTAATCACTGGTATTTACAAGAAGTTTAATAGTAAATGGAATTCTTTTAATGCATTTTGCTTTATTTTTTTTCAATAGCAACCTTGCAATTACTGGTTTACAAGGCATTAAAGGTTTTCCTTCTTTATTTAATACATAAACTTCCATCAGTTAAATCCTCCTATAAATAGGGTTATGCGTATCCAATGCATCGAAGTTGCATTAGAATCCGACTTCACCTCGATCAGATATGGAAAGGTTTAACGATACAAACACTGTCCCTACCATCACAGGACTTTTAATCTGTATCCGAAGAGAAAAGTGCTGGTGCGATACACTTTTGTTCCTATTTTCTTTCCTATCGTTTATTAACAATTTTTACCTCCTGTTAATGATCTGGTTAACCTTGTATCTTTTTTTCAAAAGCTACGGGATTTATCCCGTGGTAGGTTACAATAAAATCCTGATTTTACTTCAAGACATAATTGCACATTGTTAATCCTTTACCCTTATATGGAGGAATGCCAATATTAATAAATTTAGATTCTCCACCTTGTCGATAATCAAAAAACAATGTTCCAATACCATCAATTTCTTTACCATTTAATGTTTCTATTAATTGTTGTAAAATAACCATATCTCTTGTTGTATAATTAGACAACGTGTTTACTTTATAATGAGAATAAACTTCAAATCCAACCGTTATATAGCCAAAAACATGATTAGTAGGAATTCCTTTAACCACCGAAACTCTTAATTGAGTTGATTCAATTTGCCAAGAATCATCGTTTCCTGTATCCATAAAAATCCTACAATCTGTCTGTGATTTTATTCCATCAAATATTAAAGATCCTTTTTGAACCTTTGATAAGTTTGAATGATTAGAATCTGATCTCCACGCATTTGAATCATTATAATAAAGTAATTTAAATATAGTTTCGTTATTATCAATTAAATAGGAAATTATATTATAGGAAATTAATGGAATAGAAGAATAAGTATTATAAGATTCTGTCATATTTCTCCTTATATCCAATAGCCATAAATTTCTATAACTACATCCAAGGTAGATGCTCCCGTTGCAGCACACTGGAAGTATATATCTCCGTTTGAATCACAAGGACATATTCCAGTCATATCTGTTCTTGTATCATTTGGAAATCCCTGTAATCTATTAACAATTGTTAAACTATTGGCAGTTCCATTTGGACTCAGTCCAAACCAGTTGACTGTAGCAGCAGCCGAAGCACTGTCCCATGCCTGAATACGAACAAGAACTGCCTTTATTCCAGCAGGTGCGCCAAACACCGCTGACAAATCAATCAGTGTCTTAGCGGTTGTGCTTCTTGCATCACCGTCCCATGATGTAGAGGTAAGGGGAGTGGTAAGGGGGATGAAGGTAGATGAACCAAATGGCATATCAGCTTCAGCAGAATGACTATAATAAAAATTACTTATTGCTGCATTTGCTACCGTATATGTTCCTACTCCTGTAACATTTACCGTTGTTCTATAATTTCCAGCATCATAACTACTAGACAAAACATAGAAAAATTTGGTGGTAGTTTGATCTAATTTAATTTTTGTTCCAATAGTAAACAGGTCTGTATAATCTCCTTGTGTAATAAGTATTGAAGTGGCACTAACATATGTTATTGATACATAATTTGATCCCTCATTTAATTTATGCCAAGGAGATAAAGCATGTATATTAACTCTATTTCCATACAAATCCATAGTAAAATCATTATTTATAAACATACCGGAAAAATATGACGCAAGTACCCCACTATAAGATATATAATGTGAACCGTTTGTGTTGTTTACAATAAATGTTCCAATATATCCACCTGTTAATCCGGTATAATTAGAAGTAACAACAGAAAACTGAGGATTTCCTGCCCCATATCCACTTACTCTTGCCTGTAAATGGCTACTCATATTCCCACTTCCTGAATCGTACACAAACTGTTGCATAGTGGCTGAATATGGAAGGTTGGTTGAATATGTGGACAATGGATTATTCCAAAGAAGTTGACTTCCTGGAGCATCATCTGGTTGACTTCCTCCGGTATAATCAGTGGCAGATAAATTTACACCCTCATCATCAAGCCAAGATAAAAATGATCCAGATACATTGCCAAATTGTAATCCTACATCATCTAATACTGCTTTTTGCACATCGGTATTTAACGCATATAATCCTGTGTTATCTAACCACAATCCAGTACCAGAACCACTTGAAACAGGAACAGGATCTCCTATAGCTATAGCCGCATTCGACCCACTCATATTGAGTATATTACTAATAAACGCACCCGTACTTTTAAATTCCATAACTGGTGTATCATAAATATTTATTCTTACTCCATTAACTGAATCAATTGTTACATTGCCACTTCCACTTCCATATGATCCAATAGCAACTCCCCATTCTTCTGCTGAATAATTCCAGTTACCATTTAAATCGCCAATTCTAATAATTTCCTTTTGTTGATTATATGCTTCTCCCTGTTGAATTAATTGAATTCTTGGAGTATCATAGGCGTTCAATTCAATTCTTCCATCTCCGGATTCCCCTAACTCAAGAAAAACACTACCTTCAACCCAATCATTAGCACCGCTTCCATCTAAATCTCGAACCACATTGTAAACTGTACTTCCAGAAGCTAAAGAACCTGTTCCAATATATTCAACTTGTAAAGAAGATCTAAAAACAGAAGATCCTCCTACAACCATAGTTTTACCAAAATCTATAGTTGTATCAGTAGAATCTACAAAAGAAGGAATCGAACCTTGATTTTTTCCAATGATTAACCATCCTCCAACTAATGCAGCAGTATTTTCAGCAAAAAGAATTGTATCTAATTCACTTAACCAACCTTTTCTCCATAAGTTGATAGAAGATCCTAAATCATATGTATCTGGACTTTCTGGTAAAACATTTCTTAATACACTGTTTCCTTGAACATTTAAAGAACCTAGAGTAATTCCTCCAGAAGCCGTACTTTTTAATACTGTTTCAGTACTTACACCAGAAACATTATTACTAGCAACAACACCCATTTTTATATTTGGATAAACCCCCTGTTCTGTTAAATGACTTCCAGATAAATTAACTAAATCTAATTGTCTCGGAGTAATAGGATAAGGATTTGTCATATTATTATCACCATGCTCCCTTTAATTCTATACTCAGATTTTTAGTAACAGATCCACTAGAAGTAAGAGTCAATATTAGTGGATAATCCAAAAACATTTCATTATTTTTTATAGAGAAATTATTTCCATCTATTTGAGTAAGAGTATATTTTGAATCAGGAACATTATTATCATACAGAGAAATAGAGAAAGTATCTGCTTGCAAAACACCATTTTGATATAAGGTAACAGAATAATTTTCTGTGTCTCCTTCTAATACATATCTATCACTAGGAGTTATTCTAATATCACTTTCAATGATAGCACTAGATGAAACAACCGATATAGTATCATAGACACTTGAGTTATCTTCTAAATAAGATCGAATTACACAAGAACCCGTAGACAAAATATTCACAACACCACTTCCTGAAACAGTTGCAACACTAGATGAACTTGTAGAATATAGAACATTTTTACTAATAATCAATTCATTTAATGTAACCACACTTTCCAATTCAAAACTATCTCCAATTCCACCAATAATAGCAGATGGAGAAGTAACCAATGAAAAGACAATTTTATTGGCATCTGCAATTCCATTTACCAAATCATCTGTATCTTCATTAACAGAATTTTTCCCTAAAACAAGTTCCATAACCGTTGACGTATTATTGTCAATTGATGAATTATTTAAATAATTTTTGACTCCACCTCCATAAACACGATAGCACATCCAATTATTTGAATTTCCAAATAGAAATCTCTGATTCTCTTTTATCTTATTGGTTTTAGTATTTTGTTGAGCAAATATATGAATTGTACCTTCGCCAGTAATTGGATCGGTTGTATTATTATTAGGAGAAGCAATTTTGTAATCAATTATACATGGTTCTTCATAAATAATTCCATTTTGATCAGTCCATCGTAAAACATTATTACATCTTCGTGCCAATGCTGTCACAGTAATTGATTTTATTACATTTACATTTGTAGCAATCCAATAATTACTATCAAAATAATATTTATAACCAAGTCCAACAGTATGATCAGATTTAAACAATAACTGTTTAAAATCATCACTTAATTTCATTCCAGTATCATTTGATATTGCGGTTGTAATTCTCGCATCCACATCCACTAAAGATCCAGACGAAAAAACGGTTTCTTCTTGAATTGTGTAAACATTTGGAGAATTATAAAAATCAGCATCTAAAAAAGAATCAAAATTACCTTTCCATGATACATTTGGAGTCTGCGTAATTAGTGGATATCCAGATAAAAAATATTTATATGACATAGGCATTCTCCTAATATGCTGAAAAATCCTGGTCAAACCAGGCATTCCACATATCCGCATCTTTTAATTTATAATTCATTAATTTTTGACTAATTTCAGATCTTTTATTATTATATAATAATTGTTTTTCTCTCAAGTTTTGTGCGTTTGAATGAATCTTAAAATCTCTATCTTGTATAAAATTATTCATCTGCAAAACATCTTGAACAGTTTTTTGTAGCCAAAACAATATCATTATCTCAGCTAATAAATTTTTATTTTTTTGAGATAAATCTACGGTAAAACTTTGAGTAGTTGTAGAATATTCTAAAGACTGATCGCAAACATCAAACATATCTATTGAAAAGAGTAGCCAAGGCTCTAAATAAGTATTTAAGGCTGAACTTCCAGAAGAATTATAAACTGTTGCTATTCTATAATCTTCATTTAAACTTAAAAACAAATCAAAAACATCTTCAGCAGAAGTTCCCATAAAACCTCCTTTCAAAAATTTTATTTTTAAATTGAAAATGACAATTTCGTCAATTCAATATATTTTCTAAGTAAATAGCCTCTAATAAAGAGGCTATATATAAAAATTTAATATTTATTACTACACTTTATTTTTTGTAATTTCTAAAAATGCAACAGAATCTTCATATTTTTGATTCAAATCCATATTCATTATTCTGCCTAACTTATCAAATAAATTTAAATCTATTTCTTCACCATTAATTCTTTTATCAATAATCATGGTTGCTAGAATTTTTTGCTGTTCTTTTGGTGCTGATTTTGCAAAAGTTAAAATATCATTTTCTTTTACATCACCACCTTGAAACCCCAAAAGTATCATATCCATCTTTTCTTTATTCATAATATTTTTATAAATATCGTCCAGACCATGTTTTCTAACAACCCTCTTGTCTAAAATAACGAAAAATCCTCTTTCAAGAAAATGTCTATTTTCTTCAATTATTTTTTCTAACTCTTGATAAATGATTCTCTTTGTTTTACCATATCCTCTAAAAGTAAATATCCTTCCTTTTCCGTGTCTTTCTGTACTTATATTTAATTCATATGGAATTAAAGACATTACTTTTATATAAGAATTCAAAGGAACTTCTTCCTCTTCTTCGTAAACATAATTTTCCTCTATGTCATCTTCAGAATTTTTTTTAGCTACTAAATTAGAATTATTTTTTATATTATTTTGAAGATCTTCAATCATTTTATAAATATTTTCTAGTTCTGTTTTTTTAATAACTATAGTTTCTTCTTCTGTAGATTTTACCTGAGAATTTTCAGTTAAACTTTTATTTTCCGCATTTTGCGATTTATCTTTTGGAGGTCTTCCTCTTGTTGCCATTGCAAAAACTCCTTTTTTATATTATATAATTAATTTTTTCTTAGTTTTTTGTAGGAGAGGGATTGTAATAATCCCTCTCCATACTATTTGTCCATTACAATTCAGACAAAGTTTATCTTTATAGTGTTAATACTCCTGCAATTGCGTTGCTACAGACGGCTGAACCCCAAGACTTATGCATAGTTGCACGTTGAATTAAATTACGGTTCTCATAAACAGAATCAGTAATAGAAAGGGTTGAACCCTCTAACACTAATTTAACAAATTTCTGAGAAGCAGGAGATAAAATCCAAAGACGATCTGTATCAATTTTCAAAGCCCATTCGGTATCATGATTGGCAACTTGTGGAAGTTCCATTACATCATAACCAAAAGCGGTTCGAACATGACCAAGAGTCATATAAGGATCATCTAAAGTGTAACGATAATTAGCGTCATTTGGTAAAACATTTACTAATGCACGTGCAGTACCAACAATCATTGCTTTATTACCGTTATTCCAAGCAGTAACCTGTTCACATAAGCGCATCAATGAATCTTGTGAGTATCCAGCAACCTGTAAACCAGTTGTAGCTGTAGTTGGTAAAGCAGCAGCCATAGCAGCAAAAGCATCGTACACATCATTCCGCATAGCGGTTTCCATAGAACGAATAACTTTTGTAACCAATTTGGCAAGTGATTCTTTTCCAGCTAACACACGATATAAATCAGCATAAACAGTTAATGCGTGATTTACTGGAGTTACAGTTTTTGTTCCCATAAATTGTTTGTAGGCAAAAGAATTTCTCTGACCACGACCAATTTGAGAAACAGAAAACAGATCATTAGATTCAACATCAAATTGAGCATTATCACCAAATCCAATAGTACGAACATCGGAATATAAACTAATAGAATCAATTAGAGTCTGTGGAATAATCATATCAACAATACTTGCCACAACAGCAAAGATTTCATTACGCAAACCCTGATGATTAAAGATTTGATCAGCCGGAGCTTCTGCAAGATAAGGAACGTTGGTTCGTTTCATTGCTTCTTTAATAATTGCATCAGTAATTTGTTTTTCTTTTTCCTCAAAAGTAATTAATTCACCTTTGTCGTTCGATTTGGCGAACTCATAGTTTCGAGTTTTGTCCTGTAAAGACTTGTAGTGATTCCACCAGTCAGGGATCATCTTATTATATAATGTGGGATTCCCAACAGCGAAATGAACAATATTATTCGGAATTTGCATATCATTTCCTCCTTATTTTTTTTTATTTACTATATAATGCGGAAAGCCCAACATTAGTTAGCGAGACACTGCATTCGATAGGCTGTAACTCTGCCACTTGCAACAGCAGGATTACCAATAGAGATCCATTTTGTAGCTAAGTATTTAAAGCATAAAGCATCAGGAGCATGTACCGCCCCCCAAACCAACTGCCAAGTGCCAGTCGTAGCATTAGCATGAGTGTTAGTGGATTTTGCACCAGTAAAACAATCTTCACTTAATGTTACAATATCGCCTGGTACGGGCTTAAAAGCATCGAATACACGATTTGCAGGATTGTAAAAATTACGTGGATCTTCAGAACCCTGATTAAAAATTTCTCCATCTGCGGAAGCCAAGAAAGGAATTATCTGTCCATTGACCATCCACACATCAACCAAACTGCCAGTTGCAATTTGAGTTGCGGTAAACACCTCATTCTGTCCAGATCCACTTGAAAGAGTATCTAAACGAATTAAAGTACCTTGTTCCAAATTGCTACCACTCGTTGCTGTTCGATTATAAATTCCCACATCAGTAGCTGCAACTTGATTTAATTCAATAACTGCATATGCCATATTTTACCTCCTATTATTTCCAGAAACTTGTGGTAACTGGTTTATTGTTATTTGCCGAATCCCAAGCATAACGAGGTTCTTCTTCCTCTTTCTTTGAATCCTTTTTAATTGCAAAATCTAACGCTCTAGCTTTTGCTAAATTTTCCCAAACGGAAATATTTTCTAAACTAAATTCTTTAGATTTTTCTTTTAAAGAACTCAACTCATCTTTTGGAATTTCAGTTTTTTCTTCAATCTTCTTTAAAATAGAATCAACGGAAAAATTAAATTGTTCATCTTCTTTTTCTTTCTTATATTTCTTCAACTCTTCATTTTCAGCCATATAAGAACTTGCTTCAGATTCTTTATTCTTTAGTTGTTCTGCCATTTTTTTCATTTTTTCAAACATATAATGAGTCATTTTTGAAAAATTCTTGGTTTCTTTTTCATCTGAAAATTCAGCAGCTAAAGATTTATAATCTTCTGTTTCTTCTTGAAGAAAAGCTAAAATAGCTTTAACATCTAAATTGGCATCCAAAGACATGTCTTCTGATTCAGAAGTTTCTTCATCTTCTACTTTTTCATTTTCAGATTCTTCATTTTCTTTTTTCTCAGCCATTTCTTCTTCTTTGCTTTTTTCTTCTGGTTTTTCAGCCATTTTTTCTTTGCCTTCTTCTTCGGGTTCTTTTTCAAAGTCTTTTTTTTCTTCTTCCATATTTTTTGATTTCTCCTTTCTTACCCATTTCCCATCTTCAACTCTATGAGTTTTTTTAAAGTTTGAAATAGCTATAGCCCAACCATTTTTTTTATCATCTGAACCAATTGTTTCAGCCTGTTTTGCTATTTCATTTGCTTGAGATACGGAAATAGGGGGATTTATCCCTTTTAGGGCGGGATTCATTTCCGACTTGTTCTTATAGGGAAAAGTAACCTTCTCAAAATTTTCAATATCAGAAAAATAAGCCATTTCTCTTTCATCTATTTCATTCATTTTTTCAACAATGTCAATAGACCATGTTCTTCCTGAATTTCCACCCCAAAGCATCCAGGCAATCCATCCATTAGATGTTTTATCATTAAGATTATCTTTAGAATGTCTTGGAAAGTATTTTGCTATTTGTCTTATTTTTTCTGGAGTTGCACTTTTATTTTTTATCAAGTATCTGGCAGTTGCCAACCCAACAGAAGTTCCACCACGATTATATTGCTTACGAAGACTAAGACCTTTTTGAGCATTGTTTTTTACTTCTTCTGGAATGGAAAAGTCAATTTCGTCATACATTCTTGAAAACTCTAAATGCAATGCTTTTTCATATTCTTTTTTTGCAAAACTAAGAACCTCTAAATGAGCACCAGGACTAGCTTCAGTAATGAGATCACCTAATACGCAAACAGCAGAATACTCAAAATCGAGCATTTCTTCTCCATTTTCCATCTCAGCATAATCTTTTAATTCCATTTCAACGGAAACTTTTTTTTCATGATTTTCTGATTCTTTTAATAATTGCATAAATTGAGGAGCATACATTTTCCATATCTTAGCTAAAACAGACAATGAAGTTCTTCCATCTTCCAATTCAACAAATTCCGTAGAATCTCTAACTACAAAGCCAGCAATAAAAGATTTATCAGGATCGGTATGAGAATCAAAATCACGAAATAATTTAGAAAAAGAATAGATTACAGGCTTATCATATATTGATGAAGCAGTGTTTTTTAATGTTTCTAATGAACAATATAAATCATGTCTATTCCAACCAGTATTAAAAGCAAAAATTTTTATAGTTGCAAATTGAGAAGATTCATTTTCTTCTACTACTTCTGCATTTTCAATATCAAACAACAGATGCTTATTAACACTCACATTTTTCCTCCTTTCCAGAAGGACTTATAAAATCTCTTCTCAATCTTCATATAGAATTCAATATTTTTAAATAAAAGGGAACTTGTTTTAATTTTTCTTTTAATGAATAATTATTAACAAAATAATATTTATCTTTATTTTTATGAATTAAAACTGCGCCTAATTTATAAATTAAATATTCGCCCATTTTTTTATTACAGGAAAACCACGAATTTAATTGTTCTTGAGTAGGATTAATAATATACATTATTTTTCTCCCAAATCCCAAAGGAATACATTAAACCAATTGTTTCCCGTTAATTCAGATTTGTCCATAAAGTCATTTGCTTCTTCATACTCATGTCTTTGAAGTGCAATCATTTCTCTCATAAACTCTTCTACAACTGGATTTGATTCATCTATTGATAATTTTTTAATTTCATCCAAACTTGTAGTGGTTTCATATTCTTTTAACAAGTATTTTTCAGCAATATCTAAAATGGAACTAATTGGAAAGTTTACTTCATCAATTTCAGGAAGCATTACCATTGCGTTTAGATCAGTTAATAAACTTATAATCATTTCAGAATGTTCGTTTTCTTCCTTATATTGATCATAAAACTTACTCCCCAAATGGTTTAATCCCTTATTTTTCAAGAAAGAAGATATATATAAATACAAATGTGAGTTATATTTTTCATGCGCCCATTGTGCCAATAAAGAATCAATCAAATTGTCACTAATTAATTTTATCCCCATTCTAGTCTACCTCCTTTCTAAAAAATTAAATAAAAGACATATTTTATTGGAAAGTGACAAGATTGATAATATCTCCTGTTTGAATTACACCAGCAGCAGGACTTGAAATTGTAACTGTTCCTGAAGCATTTTTAACATAATACTGTGATCCACTTGTAGGAATAACTAAAGAACCCGATGAACGAAATTGTTGAAAAACATATCCGGTAACAGAATCTAATCCAGTATCAATTGCTACAGATGAAGCACTTGCTTGACCAGCAGAAACAGTTGTTGCAGATGAACCCTGAAATCCCTGAACTAATGTTCCTAAACTTACGTCCTGAGAAGCACGATTCATTTTATTTAATTTTGATTTTTGTGTTGCAGTAATCATAATAATTTATTTCCTCCATTTATTGTCTGTATATTGAAAATACGGAAGCCAAATACCTTGTTCGAAAAGGCATTCGTTATATTTTCATTTTAATTTTTTTGCCTCATTTGAGCCAGTTTCTCTTGTTTGAGCACCAGCTTCTCCCAATTCACTATCCGATGATTTTGGTCTGCCACCTTCAGCATCTTTTCCACTCATTTGAAAACCAGAAATAATCGGAGTAAGTTTATCGACAAAGCCACTTCCTCTAGCCTCTTGAAGCATTCTTTCCAACTCTTGCGGTAATAATCCTATAGCACTAGAAATCAACTGTGGAAGAACTATTCCTTTATCTGCCATTCCCATAGCTCTATCATATCTTTGAGTTCTATTTAAATAATAATCATTACCTTCTAGTCTAAATCTATATTTATATTTACTTGTTCTTAAATTTACCCAATAATTAAGAAATGCAGCAAATTGAGGATATAATTGTTGTTCCATTATCTTAGAATCAGATTCAAATGATAATTGAGAATCCACTAAATTTGCTTTTGTTTGCATTGAATAAATTAATGCCGTATCCATTCCAGACATAGACATAGAAGTCTGAATCCATTTACTTAGAACATCTGTATCACCTTCAAAAGAAAATGCTTGCATATTTTCTAATGGAGCAGCAGAAACTTTAATAGCCTCTCCAACAGCAGATTTAGCCAAAGCCATAAATTGTCCTAATTGAACAGGACTTAATGCTGCCATATCTGCAACAGAAGCACCTTTATCATCTTTTCTCATTGGAACTTCACCAAACAATATTTTTGAAGCAGCAGCCATATTAATGTTTTTTTGTAAAGCAATCATAGTTTGATCGTTTATAAGCAAAGGCAACATAGCAGAAAAATATGGAATAGCAGTCATTAAAGATGTGTCTAATTTAAATACCCAACCTTCTGTTGGAGGTAAATCAACCCAAAAATTATATTCTGAATTTCCTCTTAACTCAGGTGGAAGAGATGGATTATATATTTGAACATTTGTTTTACCACCAAATAATTCGGCATATTTCTTTTTAAAGAAATCTGGATATAAATTTATATCAACTCCAGGTTGAATAAAATAATAAAAATTAAAAGATATTAAAGGCGCTCTACTTCCTTTAGCTGTAATTTTACAATATTGTAAAGGAAGTTCTTGTAAAACAATTGTGTCTTTATTTTCTCTTGGAGTAACGACACACATTTCATTTCTTAACAATTGCTTCGAAATATTTCTAAAAAATGATCTATAATCAAATTTATCAAAATATTCATATAGAACTTCTTTATCTTTTGTATAACTACTACTTTCATATTCTTTATCTTTCATTGAATTTTTTACAGTATATTGTAAGTCAAAAGCTAAATGACTTGCCATATATGAAAATATTCTTTTCAAAGGCATAGATAATATTTCAAAAAATTCAATATAATCTCTTAATTGTTCTTCTGAATTTTTTGCATTACCTAATGCATCTGTAATGTTTCTCTCAGTTGGAGAAAGAGGATTGAATGAAATTTCTTTTATTCTTTGATTCAATAAATCAGGAGTCAATAAATTATAACTTGTATTATACATTGTTTGCGCAAATTTTATTACATCAAAAACCTCTTCTTTAGAAAGAAGAATTTCATCATTTTTATTTTCTTCAGTCATGCACTCTCCTTTCTTTTAGTATTATTTTACCAATAACTAAGTGCAACCATAGCCTCTAAATCATCTTTATCTTCTTTTTGTTTAACTAATTCAATATCAAATTCTTTTGCTATGACATAGTTTACATAAGATATTGTAGAATATCTATCTTTATATGAACCTGGTTTTTCAACCAATTTAATTAATCCATTAACAGGTTTCATATCTAAATTAATACATTCACCAATTAGTAATCCTGTTTGAACATACGGATTTAAGAAAAATCCTCTAAGATACGAATCGTCTGGATCAGAAAGAAATTCTTTATTCTTTTTCAATAAATATTCTTCACCTTCAGATTCAGGAATTAAAAATTCCCACATTCTTCTTTGAAGTAAAGATCTAAAAGAAACAGCAATATCACTATTCATTGCCTGACTAGCGGTAATTGGAAATATAATTGGTTTTGCTTCTAACCCTCTAGTGTGATTTTTCCTAAGATCTTCTCTGGCATCTTGTTTTATAATACCAAAATATTCATCAACAACTGTCATTGCCGGATAAACAACTCCTCTTTCTTCATCAATAGTTTCTTCACTAAGAAAATCGAAGATTCCAATACCTGCTGATTGAACATCTAAAACTAAATAATCAGCTTCAAAATCATAAAATACTCTTTTTAATCTTTTAGCCTGTTCTCCGGCATGAGATCCTTTATGTGATTCTGCATAAACAAGTTGTCTTCGATATCCAACCCCAATTAAAGGTAAAGCCCTAACACACTCGATAATAGAATTGTCATTTGCTTTATTTGCTCTTGTAGCAATATCACAACTTACAAACCTTATTTCTCCTGTTGTTTTTGGCAATCCATAGGGATTTTTTTTAGTATTAAAATTATCTTCTTTTTGAGGATAAAAAGCCTGTTTTATGTTTCTTTTAAATAAAGTTGATTTGAAATAACTTTTTCCACTAGATCCACTTGGAATATTTAGATACTCCATTTGAACCGTTAAAGGATCAGCATCTTCCATTTCATTCTTAAGCATGGCTTTTGTTTTAATACCATGATGTAATGAAATTAAATAGTCAAACGCTAAAAAGTTCGCTGTTTCATCACCAGAATTCATTCTTTTTATACATGTTTGAACATAAGTGTACCAATATTCCATTGTGTACCAAGAAGATGTAATATATGATATAGTTCCTTCTTCTTGAAGTCTTTGATCATTAGCATATTTAGGATTATTTTTATAAGGAGGATTACGTGTTTCTAAAAATGGTTTAATAACTCCCTCTAAAATATCTTTTGGAACTAAACGACTTTCTTCTACAATAATGTAATTGGCACGATTACCTCTGGCTGATTCCGAACTAGGAACAACTATTATTGTTGATCCATTATGAAAAACACAACTATAATTATTTGGATTAGCTGTTATGCTTTCAATTTCTCTTTCAAGATTAGCGTGTTCTTTTCTGAGTTGCATAATCTTTTCAGAAATTATAATTCCACCTTGTTTCAACGTTTTAGCACAAACAATTATTTTTATACCTGGATACAAAACAGCTAAAGCACAAGACCAAACAGCTATAATCCAAGTTTTAGCAGAAGCACGACTGGCAACAATATAAGCCAAATTACTTCTTTGAAGAACCCATACCATCAATATTTGATAAATATGTAAATGAATTCCAAAATAATCCATAATAAATCTATGGGGGTTTCTTCTAAAAAAAGTAATCCATTTTTTTAATCGCTCTTTTCGCTCTTCCTCCAAAACCTCTTGGGTAATAAAAGATTTTTGTTTTTTAAAGATACTTTGACTATTTTTATCTTTTGTACTTTGGTTTTTATATGGTCTAGGAGAAGTTGGCATAGTCAATTCTCCTATTCATCAATAGCTTGATCCAGAACATCAAAATCATCATTATCATCTTCGATTTCCGATACATCAAAATCCCTTGTAACTCTAAGAAAATTCCCTAATGGTCTGGTAACATACTTTTTAAAATAAAAATTCAATTTATCAAAATCTTTAAATAAATTTTTGTCTTTATAATATTCTGCTGGTTCTGTTTCTTCAATAATTTTAATAAAATTAGAAAATGTTTCTTTACTTTTTCCAACAATTGCTGTTTTTGTTTCTTTTGGATCAACTCCTGCTAATTTCATCAAGTCAGAAAGTTGCTTTACTAAATTACTTGTATCTAAACCAGGTTGTTCGTTTGATGTATCTATCTCTAACTGTTTTCGACAAACATTGATTAAAGAAACCTCATCAGCATAAGTATTTATACCGTGAGAACCATCCCATTTTGAAAGTTTGTCTTCTAAATAGGCTAATTCATCTACCGAATACTTGTTTCCCCATTTTTTCTTTAATAGATTTATTTCGTCAATATCATATTCGGTATCCATAATATCTTCTTCAAATCTTCTATTTTCCATAATATTGTCCATAAATGTTAAATTGATTAAATCATCATTATTAACTGAACTTTGAATTTTGCTCATATAAATACCAAATGGACTATTAACAACCCTTCCCCTTTTCATAGAAGTATCTAAATGAGTTTTTAATTTATCAAGAGCAACTTCACTGTAAACAACATTTATGGTTTTACACATTCTATATACGGATTTATCAAGTGTTCCTTCAACTCCATAAAAAGTGTTGTACAATCCATCACAACAAGATTTACAAACAGACATTTTTCCATTCGTATCTAAAATTAAATCTGTTGCCTTATAAAACTGTGCTCCAGAAAGCATTCTTTGACATTTTCTACAGTAATTTGAAGATAATCCACTAGCATCAGAAGATAAAACCTTTGATTGTTGTTTTATTCTTCTACTTCGAGTTGCCTTTTTAGGTTGTTCATTTTCCATATTTTTAAACTCCAGTACCAATAAAATATCCCTTTTATTTAATAATTTGCATCCTAAGATGCATTAATAGCGGATACGGCAATCGAAACCGTTTTTACAAGTTTATGAGACTTGTGAGATAACCTAACCTCCCATCCGCACTAATAAAATTTAAAATCCCCTTCATTCAATTTTTTAACTATTCTTCTTCATCCTCAAAAACGGCATCAATAGAGCCTTTTATAGAACCTTTTAAAAATCCTAATAAATTAAATTCTAAATTAACATTCCATTTTTTAATGGGATCAAACCCTAATAAAAGACCATCGTCTTCATATTCGTCCTCGTCAAATGGATCTTCAATTGGATCATTAGGTTCTTCGGGAGGGGGAATTACAACTGGTTCCTGAGGACTTTTTTCCCACATTCCGGTTTCATCATGTGCAATATAAGCAATAGAAGCCTTGCTTGGATCTATGGGTTGTCCATATTCAAACCAATTAACATATCCCGTTTTAATTGAAGTAGGTTTATTTCCTCCCCAACCTATAATTAAAGGATCTGCTAATTCAAGAACCTTTTTTAATTCTGAATAAGCATTATCATACCACGAGTTCCACGTTCCAGATAAAATTCTTAAGATTGGTTTCGTTTCTAGGTTTACTCTAGCGTGTATATATTCTAAATAGCCCCTAATATGATGCAATTCAAAACTTTCTCCAGAGGTTGAATCATAAATATCTAAAATAATAGGAACTCCATTATTCCAGTTATTAGCTTGTAGTTCACCAAGAACAACATGCATCATAGTTCCATTTTCATTAATTCCAGCAGTTTGTGTTAGACCTAATTTATGAATCAACCCTTTTTTAGCATCTTTTATTTTGTTCCAATTATCAAAAAACTGAGGATGAATTACATTAGATTTTACCGCATCAATCCAAACAATCCCCCAAGATGAAGGAACATTGTTGGGATAAAGATTATAAACATATCCTTTTTCCATAATAAAATCTCCGTTTTATTCTATTGCTTGTTCTAATTTATCTTTTTCTTTTTTTGGTTTAGAAAGTTCAGGAACATCCATTATTTTCAACTGTTGTAGCCCACCTATCAATTGAAAAACCTCACTATAAGGCTTAGATGCCAGATATTGTAAAATTGCATTTGCTAAATCTTCTTGAATTATAAATTGTTTTTTATCCATTTATTTTTTAACCTTTTTGTTTTTAATTTGGAATGTTTATGAACCATTGTTCTTCAAGACCTTTTTCCAAATCCCAAAGAAAACAACACGTGCTTCTAACTGCTCCAACATATCCCTTTTTATAATGCCAATCATCAGTTGGAGACATACTTGGAAGATAGCGAATCACAGTACCGTTCTTCTCAATAGTGTCTTGCGAATGAAAATGGGCGAGATGTATTTCAGAATATTTTGTTTTTCCCCATATTTCTCTGGCTTCAACTTGTAACCATGAAAAATTGTTAGATTTTGGCATGTCCCCGTGTGAAATTCCAAGCAGTGTATTTCCAATTTGTCTAAATTTTCTAACTTTATGATCAGTATCTATTTTTACTCCATTGTGTTTTCTAAAATACATTTCTAGAGATTTAATCAAATAATAAGAAAATCCTAAATCATGATTTCCTGGAATGTGTAAAACTTCAACCTCAGCAATATTAGACAATTGCTCAATTGCATCAACAAACATATCGGTTGTTTCATCAAAAACAGTTTGAAGAGTTTTATTATTGGAAACTGGAGTACCAGCCGTAGTAGATCCATTTATACTATCAAAATTACTTGTATCACCCATAGGAGTAAAATATATTTTGCTTATATTCTTTCCCTTTGTTCTATTTAGGACTTCAGAAATAGTATAATAAAAATTATCCTGAACAGAATCGTCATCTAAGTAAGGAAGTTTTCCATTATGCATGTCTGCAATGGCAATTTCCAAAACTTTTTCGTTATTATCTTTATATTTTTTTATATTTATTTTAGATTGATACTCATAGTTCTCAAAAAATCTATCAACATCTTCAAAAGTAACTGACTTGTTTTGTTTCGGTTTTGCCGTGAGACGGGATTGATAAAGCAGCAATCTTCCTTGATCATTTTTTCTTTGAGAGTGCCATAAATTATTTCTAACCAAATATACTTCCCATAAATCAGGATCAAGATTATGGAGTTCCAACATTCTTTTAGGACTTCGTTTATCTTCCTCACTCATTTCAACAAGTTTATCAGAATAATAAGTCCCATCTTGTTTTAACTCTGAAGCCTCATTATATATAACTTCATCTGCATCAATGCTTTTATCTAAATCACCAATAATATTACTAGAATTCATTTTTGATGGAATTCCTCTTTTTGATCTTTCTTTTTTGAATGCAGAACGCATAGCTTCCTTGGTAATATATTCATTGGGATATTTTTCCATTAAAATGTCCCAATATCTAGGTATTTCTCCAATATAGTATCTATAACATTCTTGAAAAATATAATCTTTCAAAAGATTTCTCCTTATTTAATGATCTTTCTTTTCATAAGCGTTACCTATAAACATATTAATTTTTATTTATAAAAAATAATACTCTGGCATATACATTTTACGTCTCAAAAATAATTATAATAATAAAAATACGGACAACCTTTTGGCTAAAAGGGGTGATTTACCATATATGCTTGGCTGAATCTTATTATTTGAGTTGCCATCTCACGATTCACTTTCTCTAAACAGAATATTATATAAAAACTATCACTTAACAAAAAAACATTTTAAAACAATAAAATGTATCTTTTATTATGAATCGTCATCTTCCTCCATCGCATCAATCGCTAATCGTTCAAGTTCCCGTTCCCTGTCCGCCTTCACCATCTCGCTCAATCGCAGCTCCAAATAATGTTTGATAGCTTCGGGCTGCCAGTCATCAGCGTTGAGGTAGATTTGGATCATGGTGTTGGCGTAGTCGAGGGTGGGGGTCATGGGAATAATGCCCTCAAAGCGTTGTCAACCGCTAAAATCTGTGCATCGGTTGGCATTGAACTATAAATATAAAACGCAGGCCATAAGCCCTGTGCAACAAATGCTGTCGGATTTCCGCCGCTTCTAGTACCTAAAAGAACCAAAGTATTTGTCATATTTGTCCACGTAGCTGCCAGAACTCCTTTTGTCTGATTAAACCAATACATATTAGTTCCAAGTCCTGCCACATTAGCGGCTGTATTATCAAGAGGGATGCTTGTTCCATAATCTCCCCACCACGGTCTAATATTTCCGGTAGAATAGAGAGGAGCAAACATAAAATACCCACTAGCTATAACGCCAAACGCATATTTTCCTCCTGCGGACGTTATTCCACTATAAATACATAATACGAACGTTGTTTCTGTTGGGGTAATGTCTGTTATAAGATAGCCTGAATTAGAAGCATCCCATCCTGTTTCAGTAGACCAACCTGGTGCAGTTGCACCACTCACCAAATCATGTAGTCCAGGATTTGCCAGGTTGACAAGGCTTGCTGCGTATGAAGCAGCACCCCTACTTTGATATGCGCCTATTAATGTCGCTGGTAATATTCCACCAGACAGCCATGCGCCTGTTATATCTACTTGTTCGTGTTCTTTTACTCTACCTTCGGTACTTCCGATTGTTCCTGTAAGATACGCTCTAGTAGCAAGTGGTCTGTCTGGATTCTTACCACGATCAGAAGAATCAACACCAGCATTGTTCCAAAATCCTACATAATAAACCGGATGAACAACTATTGGCGTTTGTCCTTTATTAAATGATCTCCCTAAAATATAGATTGATGCCGTCCCTTTGAAATACAGCCCGTATACACTATCTATATATAGTTTGTTATCATAAACAAAAGTATAATTTGCGTATGTGCTGACAGCATTTGTTAAATCTGCTTCGTGCATTTCTAGTCCAGCTTTATACCATGAACCGCCCTCATCATCACTAAGATAAATTTGAGTATGTGCTTCTGACCAGTTCTCTGCTCCAGGTGCACCAGGCCCAGCCATTCTTGCGGTTCGCCATATTAAAGTATTTCCTAATTTAGCGGCAGCCCACATAACATGCATACCGTCATAAGACCAAACATCATTATTAACTCTCACACTACTTGATAAATCTTTTGTCCAACGCCATATTCCTGTTTCATCGCCAGCAGGATTGTTACTTTTTGTGGAATCTGATCCTGATATAACGTAATTTTGAGTAAACATTAAATCAACACAACGACCACGCTGTGAACCTGAATAAGATTTGAAGCCGTCAATTGTTGCATAAGCAGAAACAAGAGTATTGTCAGTCCAAGCCGTTGCGCCATCCCATCGGATAATTCCATTTTCAGCATCCGTGTCGCCTAATAATACATAAATATATCCAGTATACGGGTCTTGTTTTATTCCATGAGCATGCGATACTTGGTGACCGTCTGTGTTCCAAGTCATTGCGGCAGTCCAGTTAGCACCGTCATCTGTACTTTTCATTATTCTAACCATATCGTTTTGTCCACCCTCAACTCTATTTACTCCGTCAATTGCATTAGAGTTGTATTCTACAATATATAAATCTCCAACACCCCCACCACCAGGATAAGCAACGGTAGTTTCAAGGAAGCTGGCTTGTGTAAGGATGCTTACCGAAGACGAATCTACTCCCGCCGCCCCGTTTCCTTCTCCGAAGATCATAACCTGCGTGAATGTTGCCCCGCCGTCTGTACTACGAAGTAAGTAATGCTTTCCTGCGAATAGTGTATAGGCAACAACAACAAAAATTAAGTCCGGTGTTGTTGTAGTATAAACGGTCTGAACAATATAGTTAGCATTTACAGCGGTAACAGCGCCACGCTCTTCTATGACTTGTCCGGTAAGAAGTTTTCTAACAACAGTTGCAGAAGTTGTTAATTTTTTACCATATAAATATTCCACACCTTCTGTATCTAAATTAATTCCACCAGCAATTAACGAATGAAAACTATAATTGTCTAATTGTGGATGCTTACTTCCCCCCATCAACGTCAATAATTTTCGTTTATTCATATCATCTCCTTTACCAATTCGAGTGCCAGTTGCCAGATTCAGCATCAACGTAATATGCAATCGTGTTAGCTGGAATTACAAGCGGTGTAGTCCCGTTTATAGTATCGCTACCAGTAACGGCTGGTGTAACAGAACCAGTGCTTGTGGCTTCCAGAATATATGCATCACCGCTGCCCGTACTCGCTGGTAGCGTTATCGTCACCGTTTCGTCACTCCAGACATATTCATGTGCTGCTGTAATCTGCAAGTCTGCATCCGTGTAGGTTATCTTGAGTGATGTCAATTCCGTGATGTAGTTCGGGTCGACTGCGACCGTTGCGATTGAGATAATCTCGTTCAGTCCGATTGAAGAACCGCTGGCTAGATTAAATTCATATACAATTAAATTTTTAAATTTAACTATATAATGAGCAGTTCCATTTGTTGGAACAACTAATTCTGTAATAAAATCTCCAGAACTATCCGTTATAATTTCAATTGAGTAACTTGGAATAACTGCACCATCTGATATAATATCACTGACCAATCTAAATGTTAAAGCCCAATCGGTATATGCAGTACCATCAGGTTTAAGCACTGTTCCAGTTACCGTTCTAGTAATTGTCATATTTCCTCACGGTCTCCTCCTTAAAGAGGTCTGGTTACAAGAGTAATAATTCTACTTCCAGATTGAACAATAGGAGATGCACTTAATCCCGAAACAACTTTCAAATCAGTTACTCCATAAAAATTTTGTAAAGTTAAAGGATACCATCCTCCAGCAGAAGCAGAAGTAAGATAATATTCTGTTCCTGTATCATATCCTTTTAAGGAAGTAAAAATTCCATCTCCGTGAGAAACCTGAAAAGAGATATTATTGGTAGTCCAATCTGAAGGAGTAATTAAAGCAGCAATATCTGTATCACTAATTGTTACAGAGGCAGATACTCCTAAACCCAATGAACCCGAAGCCATAATTGTTACAATTTCATTTCTTAGTGCAGATTCAGACATTGAAGTCAGAGGATATAAAATTAGATCTTCTCCAACCCTATACCATTTTTGTGTGTCTACAACATAAACATCAGCACCAATCCAAGAAGCGTTATCAATTTTTCCACCAACTATATCAGTTGATAAAGCCTGATAACTTTTTTTATTATTTTCACTTATTACTGTTAAGCCCATTTTTAATCTCCTTTTCTTCCTCTTCCTCAAGAGAAAATAAAATTATAAAATTTATTTTATAATTTAATCCAATAAAATTCCTCTTTTATTTGGTTAAATTATTACCCGCTATTCAAACTCATCATCATCTTCAAAATTATCTAATTCAATATTATCAAAATATTTCGCTGCATTTCTACCGTCAGAATAAACATGATCATACAAAAGTTCTTTTAAACTTCTTGAAAACTGAAACACAATTCTTTTAGATTCATCAACCCATGCCTCTTTTTTCTTTAATCCAATCCACATTCTTCTTGCAGGAATTGTCTTTACATAAATTTTTCCAATACCATGAATTCTTAAGATTTTTTCTGAAACAATAGCACGAGCCATAATTCTAACTACAGATCTCCAAAATATACGGGTATCTGATAGTGTGAACCCTGCATCTTCTGATACAAGGTGTAAAAAATGACTTGTTGTTATTTCTTCTATTTCTGGACGGTTTTGAAGATTATATTTATTTTTTTTTAACATTTTGTTTTTCCTGTTTATTTTATTTTAAGTTTTTGTATATCTTAACTCAAATTATAGAAATCTTATCCTAAACCGTTACATTTTTATTTCTATATCTTTCTACTCTTTTTTTAATTTGATTCTTATTTACTTCTTTCCAACAATCGCTACACATACTATGTCTGTTGTTTCTTTTTTCAATTTCAATTCCACAAATTTCACAATGAGGCTTATAATATTCATAAATTTTATTTATATCTTCTATATAAAATAATACTTCAGAATCATCATCTTTTTCAAAAAATAAAATAAAATTTCCATTATCAGTCCTAAAAATAAATTTATTTTCTATTAATAAATAAATTAAATTTTCATTTTTTCTTTTACTTATTTTAGCCATTCTAAGCAAGGAAGATTCTTTGATAGTTAAACTATAATTATTGTATTTTTCATTATATTCTTCTTTATTTTGTTTTGTAATAAAAAAGTATTTAGCTAAAACAAGCATAGTAAATAAAAGTTTTTCTAATCTATAATTGTTTAGTTTCCTTATTTTATTAAATTCATTTTTTCTAAAGGGAACTGATTGAAAAAACCTTAATTCGCTTCCTCTAGAAGTTCTAATTAATTTATAAATAAATTCTTGATAAATTGCTTCTACAAAATCTGGTTCAAATTTATTTAAAAATTCAACAATTTTCTTATATAATAAATCTTCTTCGATTCCAATATGTCTAAAATACTTTATTAATATTCTAATATCTTTTCCTGACATAAATCGAGTCAATCCTTTTTTAATTATTGTTTCTGCATATTTAAACTCATCAAAGACTATATTCATAAAAATCCTCGTTATCATATATATCATCAATATTTATTTTTTTCATTTTATATTTATTCCCAAGATATTCTATATCTCCAAATTTATCCAAAAAAGGAACAAGTATGTTTTCTTGTCTATTTAAGTAAATATTTTCTAATAAATCATCCCCAAAAACACTCCATAAAAAATTTTTATTATCATTAGGATGAGTAATGTAACAAATATCAACAGCCATATTTGCCAACTCAGACCCATTAGAAGAAATGTAATTAGCTTCCTGTCGAATATATTTATTAAATTGATCAATGCTTCTAAATTTAATATTGTCATCTAAATTTTTAATTTTTGAGAAATTTCTTTTTTCACTTTTATATTTTTTATACAAATCATATAGTTGTTTATATTTTTTGGGATCTGTTTGAATATCTTTATTTTTCAATAGTAAAATAATATCATCGGTTATTTCTTGCTTTAAACTAATTTTTAATTGTGAAATATTTTTCTCCATATTCCAACAAATTTTATTCATTGTACAACTTGTTTCTAAAAAAGGATGATATTTATTATAATTATTTATAAGACTTTTTTCTTTTTGACTTAAATTTTCTTCAATTAATAGTTCGTCTAAAGTTTTATTAACATTGAATCTAACATTGTCTTTCCACTTATTTAAATAGATTAGGTATTCTTTATTATAATGAGAATAAACATATCTCATAAAATAAGGTCTTTTATTTATTGTAATATTGTTCAAAAATCTTTTTTTATTTTTTATTTCATTAGAATCATCTTCGTTTATTTTATTCCATTTAGTCCAATGAATAGGAAATGGTTTAATTTCTAAGCCTTTAGTTGCATCAATTGTACTTCCTTGTTCTTTTCTTAGTCTTTTCAGCCTGTCTATCAATTCAGAATATTCTTCTGTATTTTCTTTAAATAAAGGAAGCATAGCAAATGCAGTAGTCGCAACATTTGTAACAAATCCGACCTTAGAGTTAAAACCATCGATGTCCGCTAAATATAAGTTTTTTTCACATATTTTTTCTTTTGGTGCTTTTTTATTTTCATAATCAATTGGCAAACCTCTATATGCACCATTAATTACTTCTTGATTGTTTGTTATACATACTATGTCACCATCAAACCTTTATACCCTCGGTTTCCCGATATTTATTAGGGGAGTAGACTATCTCTTACACTATAAAAGTGCCTTGGCGCTTCACAAGCAGGAGTTTCACCTGCAAGTTACTTCCTTTCGGAATAGTCGTTACATGTTTCTTTTTTCAAGACTTCACACGGTATTATCATATTATAAAATTATAAAAATTAGTAAGAAAATTTATAACCCAAATATAAAGAATTATTTTTGTTTGCATTATAAATATTGGAATAAATTGTTTGTATCTTTTTACTTTTTGAAATATTTGAAGACATTAAATATTCTGCACATAAGCGGATAAATGCAAATTCTTTAATTAAATTTCCTTTATTATCAAGCATTTTTATAGGAGTGGCTCTTCCATTTTTAATTCCTTTTCTTGATTGAAGTCTTAATGCCTCTTCTGGATGCTCAGAATAATAGTTAGATAATTTTTTATTTCCAAAATTAGGATTTTTATCACCAATTTTTCCTTGGTGTTTTTTAATCCATCTTTTGTATGTTTGAGAATCCATTCTATCTTTTAAAGAAACACCGTACTGAGAATTATTTTTTCCTGCGTGTCTGCCATCGGAATTAATAAAACTTAATTTTTCTTTTGTTTCATCTGTATGTTCTTTTCCAAACATAGGATTATCTTCACCATACATAATTGGAGGAAAATGTCCACCAGGAGTTAAATTTGTTAAAGGGTGATTTTCAGATTTATATTTTTTAATAAATTCTATTTCTAAATTCCAACCTTCTTCTTGAGTTAAATTATTTTTTATTATTCTGGAAGAGCATTTATGTGTATTATAGTATTCGGTAAATAATTTATTTCTTTTCTTTGGATTATATTCTTTATATCGGTATTTTCTTCCGCTTGTTCCAATATAAAAAATTTCTCCTGTATCTACATTGTACCATTCATAAACGTAAAACTTATTCAAAATTCATTACCTTTTATAATTTTATGATTTTATATTTTATAATTTTATAACTTAGATTTTCACCGTTAGCAGAAATTTCTTTCTACACCTACTATTTAGTAGTTCACCAAGTTTTCACTTATATGTCACCATATAAGGGGACTATATTATTAATCCGATCCACCGTGTATCAAACAATCATTTCCAAAAACGTTATAAACAACACAAGAATTAAGATATTGAAACCACTCTTGTATTTTTTCAGAAATCTTCAAATTTAAAATATTTACTTCACTTCTCCATGTTAATGGAGCACGTAAAGCAGCAAGTTTTTTTTCTCCTTTATTCAACCAATATTGATTATAGTGTTCATCTCTTTTTAGAAGACCCTCAATGGGTAAATCAAATAAATATTCTAAAAAGGCATAAGGATCTGCTATCATCATTGTATAAGATCCATCAACTATTAAATTTCCAATATATGATTCTTTTATTTTTTTATTTAAACTATGCAATAAATATTTCTTGATATAAGGATCTTCTAAAATTTTATTGTTTAAAATAATTGCCCTTGTTATTTTATCATTTATTTTTTTAAAAATATTTTCATCATATTCTTCATCAGAAAATTTTCCTAAAAGATAAAGTAACGTATATCTTATATCTTCTTTAGTTATATTTTTAAAATAATTTAATGTTGGTTCACATAAATTTTTAATTGATTTATCATTTAAATTTAATGATTGAACAAATTGATAATTTAAAAATGTATGTTTAGATTCACTCTTTGGAGCAACTCTAGATATAGACCATTTTAATTTATTTTCCCTTAACTTCTTTTTATAATCCGAAATAGAAGAAAAAGCATTCCATAACTTAAATTGAGATTGAGTTAAAATAATGTCCATATCTCTTATATTTATTTTATCACCATAAATATCTGTTATAAAACGTTTGCCTATTTCGTCTGAAAATTTATGAAAATCAATTACTACAACAAGACCTTTTATGAAATTTGATCTAACTATAAAAGAAGAGGGAATGTAGTCTAATTCAAGGTCATTAGCCCATTTTTTAGCCATTTTAGGAGATATAATTCCTTGTCCGTCCCATAAGTTGAATGTTATTTTTTTATTTTCTTCTTTTACAACATCATCTTCATTATTAATTTCATAAATAAAATCTACTTTTTCTATTCTTTCTACTTCTTTATCGGCAACAACACAAAAATAAGGTTCGGAAACAGGAATAGCAGCCGATGTAGAAAGTGCAAAATAAGCATTAAATTTAGCAGGTGTAATTTCAATGTCTTCCCTACCATTGTTTAAAATTGTTTTTAATTGTTGTTCATATTCTTCATTAATAAATAAGGCATTATTTCTTCTTGCTTGACCTGCTCCACAAGAAAATCTAACAAATTTTTTATCATTCAAATAAAAACCATTCTTTCCAATATATTTATAATGTGCTTTATTTTCAACAAAAACTGAAACTATTTCTGGAACAAAAAGCATATTATCTATGTCTTTATCTATTTCAATTAATCTTTCTGAGTTTTCATCTGATGATTTTCTTCTTTTTATTCTTTTTCTTTCTATTAATAAATCATTTATTTTTTGTTCATCTGTGTTTATTCCTTTTATTTCTCTAAGACTTCGCAATGCCTGAGAATCTCCAATGGAAACTATTTCACCGGATTTTCTAGCATTTTTTATATCCAATTTCATTTTATAATTTTGTCTTTTCAATCTGTTTGTTGAAATTTTGAATATATAATATTGCTGAAGTTTTTTCAAATTATTATTTTCCTTTCTATTAAAATTAAAAAAAAGATAAAAAACTAAGTAACTATATACATTCCAGTTTTTTTATCTTTTAATTTTCTATTGTTCCCTTTTCCAACAACAACATATTCTCCAGATTTTACTTTTTCTTTATTCCCTGAATTAAAAATAGCTGCTAGAAGTAGTCCTACAATTAGATGCATAATATTATCCTTTCTTTTTTATTCTAATGTTTTTATTTCAACCAATGTTTTATTTATATCTTCATCCCAATTTCCACACGAATATTCATCATAATGATAATCCAATATGTTTTCACCATTTATTTCAAATCTATAATAAGACATTTCTTCCCAATCAAATTCATTTCTACATATATATTGTTCATCTTGTTCTATGGCTTCATCTAATAAAAACTCATAAAATTTATTGTAACATTCATTGTAAGGATCATCTTCATCAATATCTATATTTTCAAAACTCACTTCAGAAAAATTTTCCAGGTAAACATCTTCTAAATCTTCTTCTTCAAATATTTTTATTCTTTCTAATAAACTTTTATTGTGTGACATTTTTGTTTTTTATTTTACTCCTTATTCCCTTGTGCATACCAATAATGTTGTGTATAATATAGATAATTCTTTTATTAATTATTTTGTCTGGTAAACCAGCGTAGCGCAAATAATATTCTAATAATAAAAATAAAATCTACACTGGTTTACTAAAATGAATGTTATCATAGAACATATTTTTTGTCAAGTGAAAATGAGTTTTAGAAAAAAGTATCGTTGTTCTTGACAACAATGAAATATCATGTTATAAATTTGTTTGCTATCAAAAATAGCATTATTAAAAAATATAAAAGGAAAAAATATGACTAATCAAGAAAATAAAGGTTATTTTGAAGATGGATCTGGTCTTGAATATTTTAAAGTTTATAAAGATATGTTGAATCATTATGGAGTAATTCCCTCTATGGTATTTTCAGTTATTGCTAATTATTCAAAATACGCAATGTCTGGAGATAAAAGATGTTGTACTAAATCAGAAGTTGCCATAGGAAATGAACTTCAATTGAGTTGGTCAAGTGTAAGAAAAGCCATCCAACTTTTATTAAAAGACAAACTAATTGAAAAAGTCAATAAATCTCAAATGACTTTAGAAGAGAAATTAAATAGTGCTAACTGGTACAGACCTGTTTCAAAAAATATTTATCAATTGAAGAATAAAGAAAAAAAGGCTTATCTCAAAACAAATTATCAAAGACAAAGATATCAAGAAACAGGTCGTGAAAAAATAAAAGAAAAAATAATCCAAAAAGAAAAAGAAAAAAATAAAAAAAATGAAGAAAGAAATGATGAAAATAATGATGAATATTCCTGGTAAAATCTTTGAAATCATTAAAAGTATTGTTGTTTTTAGTAACAATTCATCGTTGTTAAAAAGAACGATGTATCGTTGTTAAAAACAACACACATCGTTGTTAAAAAGAACAATACACCTGTTGCTAAAAAGAACCTATTAAAGAATATATAAAAGAAAGAAAAGAAAGTAAAGAACTCTTAAAGAGAGAAATAGTGTACACCAGTAAAATTGCTTACAAAAAATTTTTTAAATTGCCTACGGCGTTTACGACAAAAAAATAAGAAGATAAAAATAAAAATTAAAATAAAGAAAGGAAAATAATAAAATATGTTTGCAAGAATTAGTTTTGAAAATCAAAAAATATCTAAACAAGAATTAGAAAAATTAGAAAGCACATTGGCAGATAAAATTGAATATGAGACTTATTGTATAAACAAAGAAAATAAAGATGTAAAATTTTATAATTGGAATCATAGTTTTGATAAAGATGATGAGGATGTTATTTCTGGTAAGAAAGAACTTGTAAGAGAATCAATGTTCGTTGGTCTTGATAATAAAAAAGAATATCTAACTGATTTAGAAACATTTCTTGGATTACATCCTAATATAAAAATTCTAGTTAGAGGATTGCCAAAATCAATTGAGCCTAGCAGTAATTATTTTTCAGTGATTCAACAAATGACTTATATTTATGATAAATTTGAGAATACTTTAAAACAATTTAATCAATCTATGGAATTCAATCAAAAATGTGATGTTCATGTTGGTAATTTAGGATTATTGAATATCAACCAAACAGGATATGCAGTTGATTATTGTACTGAAAGCTTACAAGGATTACTTGATGATGGATGGAGAATTATTGCCTGTTGTGTACAATCTGATCAAAGAAGACCAGATTATATTCTTGGAAGATATAGTCCTGATTTAAGAGATGGTAAAATGGAATGTGTGAAATTTTAGTGATCATAGAATAAGAAGAATAGGAGATTGATAAATGAGTGAAATAAATGTAAAAATAATTAAGTGTGATAGTTGTGGAGGAATCATTCCTGGTAAGTTTTATATAGATCAAAATAAATTTACTACTCTTTCTGAAGTAAAGGTAAAGGATAGTAGTGGTAATAATTTAGACTTTTGTTATGAATGCTGGAAATACTATGCCAGAAGAGCCAGAGGAAGGATTGATGTAAAAGTATTGATCAATGCTGAATTAGGATTCAATATTACTGAATATGAAGTTATTGGCTGTAGTGAAGAAGAGTTAATTTAGAAATAGAGTTAATTTAGGTATATAGGAGGTGTAATGTGGGAGATAAAAATATTAGCAAGAAACAAGAGCAAATGTATCAACAATGTTTACTGCGTAAGAGATCTGGAAATATAAGTATTCTTGATGTTAGTTGGATTCCTGTAGAGTATGCTGTTGTAGGTAAAGTTTTAAGATTGAAAAGAGAAGAAGGAAAAATAGATGAATCAGGTGAATGGAAAAGTGGTTGGGAAGATGATTGGATTGTAATAAAATCTTATAGTGTTGTGAGTGAAAATAAGATTTTGGATATGGATTGGGATTATAGAAATTGGGATTGGATTGAGGAACAGGGTAAAATATGAAAAATCTATTTTCAAAACCATATTTCAGATTTACTAAAGCAGATAAAAAGGGTAGAGAAATATTTTTTGTTGTTTTGTTTAATTCTGGAAGATTAGATTTTATATTTTCTTTATATTTTTGGGATTTTAATTTTATAATTTCAAGAAAAGATTATATGGTTAAGGGAGAGAAGGTTATTGGTGGTAAGGTTTATACTGTTTATAGTAAGAATTTGAAATATAGGGGGAGTAAGATTAATGTGATTAGCGTACCTTTTTTTAATGGAAAGTTTTATAGTTGTTTTTAATGTTTTGTTGTTTTAGATAGCTTGTTGTTTTTGAAAATTTAATTGAGTTGGATAATTTAGGTGTGTTATTGGTTTTTTGATAGATTTTTTATAGTTTTTTGGTTTGTATTGTTTTATGTGATGATTTTTGTTAGTGGTTTTGTGTAGGTTTGATTTGGGTTTTTGTGGAGTTGTTGTGAGTTTTGGATTGTTTTTATTGTGAAGTTTGGTGAGGGAGTTGAGGGGGTTTTTGATTGTTTTGGATTAATTTTGTTGAGTGTTTTGGATGGGGGTTTTGTAGGGTGTGTGATGTGATGTGCCTACCCTGGTTTTCGAACATTCTTTCTATTAATTCATGTAAAGTATGGCGGTCTTATTCTATGTTATGCCATGCCATAGGCGTCAATAACTTGTCATAATATATACATTATGACAACATTTAAAGCCATTTTAAGCCATTTTAAGGCGATTCTATGGCATAGTGGTATCAATGGATCAAATAAGCTTGATTGATTGCCTGGAATCGCTTGTCTCTTGTCTCTTGTTGTCTCTTGTTGTTGTGCTATACGTTGACTATATATCATTGTAATATACTATACAATCCATTCTAACGATATTTTAAAGGATAATAAGCGATTTATATAGTGATATGATATATAATGACCTATTGGTTATAGAATCGCCTTAGAATGGCTTAAATGATGATTGATTATTGGAGATTATAGCATTAAAAGTATATCACAACGTGATATATCACAACGTGATATATTCGCATAACATGGGATTTTATGCTGAAGTATTATAAATCTTAAACCCACTTAATCATTAACTTAACTTAATCATTAACTTAACTTAATCATTAACTTAACTTAACTATTTGATATCTAATCAATTCCTACCATCCAACAAAATACAATCACTATCAATCACTATCAATCACTATCAATCAATCCTACAATCCAACAAATAAACCAATAAACCAACAAATAAAAAAATAAAATCCTGATTATTTTCTCCAGGATTTTATTAATTCTAATTTTTTATTTTTTTATTCTAAAATTTTTCTAATAAGCATAATTTAAGTATTTTCTATTTTCAGGATTGTATTTCGTCAATCCTGTATATTGTTTTTCAGATAGTGGTTTATTATATTTATTTACAATTCCATTAATCCAATTATTAAACCATGTTACAACTTGATTTTTTAAAGATAATTTAAAGCTTGAATTGCCATTGTAAACCAATAAATTTAAAATATTTTGAGTATACTCAAAACCAAAATTTTTAGAATTGCATAATAAACTATAAACCAATTTTTCATTATCTATCTTTACAAGATTCTTAAAATTCCTGATAATGAAAAAATTATAATTTTTATGAATTCTAACAGAAAAATTTAAATCATTATCAAAAAATAAAATTTCAGTCTCTTTAATTTC